CGGGGTCGTTTTCGTATGCCATTAGAAGTCACCCTTCTCCAAACGCTTGATGTTTTCAGCCTTACGAGCCAATTCTTTGCGTTGTTGTTCGCTCGTGCCCTTAAGCAGCTTCTGCAACTCCATTTGCTTTTCAGCAGGAGTCAGGTCAGAGGCGTTGATATTTTGCACCAAGAACACAAGCGGGTCATAGTTTTGCGACCATGCTTGCTTGAAGTTGTCGGCATGGATAGAGCCATTTACCTTGCCATGCTTTTGCTGGAAGGCGCTTAGACCTTTGTTGAACTTCTCAAAAGCCGTGTTCATTGCATCAGCACGGTTGGCAATCATGTTAAGAGCGCCAGCAGAAATGTCAGCCGAGCCAGAAGCTGTCGCTACCGTGGAACGAGCTGCATCCGTGCCAACACCCATCATTTGCGCTTGCTTCAGTTGATTGTCAGCAAGGCTCTTGAGCAATTCGTCCAATTCCTCATTCCCGCCAATCCAGCGCCCAGCATTACGCACCAATTGCTCTGGCTTGCTTCCAGCCGCTTGGCTGATGTTTTGCTTGATTTGACGAATGGTCTGGCGGCTATCACCTGCGGCTTGTGCAAGTTGCGCCGAGTCACGCATCAAAGCCTCACCAAACTTGTAGCGGTCTTGTTGCTGAGTGTTGAGTTGAGGAACCTTGCCAGACACAGGCATATCAAGAGGAACCAGCCCACCTCGTTGCGGAGCCATTGCAGGGGCGGCGGCTGGAGCCGCTGGAACCGCTGGAGCCGCCGCAGGAGAGACTTCCTCACCAATCGGCGTAAGAGCCTTTGTTGTGGGGTTAAATTGGTATTTAACGCCGTTAATTTCAACAACACCGCCCGTCTGAGCCGTGACCCGAGTTTCAGGGCTGACAGCTTGCAAGTTAAGTGTGTTGAGCTTTGCAGGAAGATTTTTGAGGTCTTTCTGGGCATAGTCCATCATTTCCGCAGCGCCCTGCAAAAAGGATGGTGAGTTAAATCCAGAGGTTAAAAGCTGACTAACGCCTTCACTCAATAGCTTTTGCGCCGCTTTTACATCGTTTCGAGCAACCGCATCAAGCATTCGTTTGTCAGTTGCAAATCCACCCATGACATTTTGGAATTGCTTTAGGTTCTGCCCAGCAAGTTCCAATCGGCTTTTTTCCGTAGCTTGTTCGGTCTGTTGAAATTCAAGAGGCGCTTTTTTCTCGGCTTGAGTAAATCCAAGCTCTGCGGACTTAGTTTCTGCTTCAGCTTTTCTAGCAGCCAAGGGATTGATTTTTTGCAGTTGTTCAATCTCCATCTGCGCTTTTTGCAATTGCAGAGGGTTTAACTGCTGAGTTTGTTGATATGCTTGCGCCCCACGAGCGACATTCAAAATGTCGCCAAGGCTCATGCTTTGTTGTTTAGGGCTAAGGTCGGTAAAAACAGGCATGATGATTCCTTATGCAACTTTTCCAGATTGACCGAGCAAAGATGCAAGCGTGTATGTGTTCATCACATTACCAAGCGCACCACCCAAAGCGTTTGCTTGACCAACTTGACCAGCCGCTTGCGCCGCAGCACCACCAGTTAGCAAGTTAGCCACATTGGTTCCGTATGTGCCAGCCGCTTGAGTAGTTTGGCCTTGTGCGTTTTGTCCAATCCCTGCAATTCCTGCAAGAGTGTTGTAAATGTTTTGCTTTTGCGCCAAATTGCGATTAAAAGCGTTTGCATACTCTTGTGAAGCCAAGCCTTGTGTGTAGTCTTGCAAGCCTGTCAGCACATTGCCTGTCATGCCTTTTAGGTTTCCCGCACGTTCTGCCGCCATTTGACCTTGCTTCAGACGGAAAGCATAGCCGGGGTCAATTCCTGCGGCAAAATCTTGGGGAGTGAATTTGCTGGTTAGATAAGGCAGTTGGGTCTGAATATCTTTGAGCGCAGAATATCCAGCCTCACGGTACGGGCCTTGCTGTTGGTTTAGTGTGTCAAAAATGTACTTTTGCAAGTCTGCGGATTGGCGAGCCGCATCAGCTTGAGTTTGAGCCGCAGTCTTTGCCGCTTCAGAACCAATCAAACCGCTGGCGATGTTCCCAGCCGCCAGATATGGCAAAGCACCAGACAATCCACCACCAGCCGCAGCGCCAGCCGCACCAGCCGCCGCCGCAGGAGCCATGCTAGAAAGCGCTGTTCCTGCACCAGCACCAGCCGCCGCAGGAGCCATATCTTCAAAAGCTCCTAACCATGCGCCACTTCCACCACCAGCAGCCGCTGGCATTGCGCCAGCTAGGGCATCTGCCGTAGCTCCCGCAGCGGCAAGGTCAGCCGCTGCTCCACCTTCAGCCAACCCAGAAACAGCCTGTTTAACTTGGCTTTCAGTCAAACCACCACCAGAAGCGCCGATATATTCACCGATTTCTGGGGCGTAATAGATGCCAGTAGCGGCGGCAACAGTTCCCCAACCGCCCGGAATGTCGTTAACAATATCGTCAAGACTGCGCCCTGCACTTTCCACACCTGACACAATATTGCCAATTCCAGACGAAACATTGCCAACGGCTTGGTCAAAAGCCCCGCCAATGTCGCCGCTAATTAAACTGCTAAACCATCCCATATCAGCACCTCTTTGCTAAATTTTAGTCCCTTACTCGTTGTAATAGGGGACTTTGTACGGTTTGCCATCAACCGTGATTGTGATGAAGCCAACAGGATTTGCTGGCAGGGTTGCAGAACCAGCCGTGGCGCTTGATGAACTTGCAAAGTTAAGCAAATTCAGGAAAAACTGTTGCCAAGCCCTCGTGGGGCGCTTTGTGTTTGGGTCAAGAAACTCGCTCTGAGGATACGGGTTTACCTGTGGGGATGAATACAGACCATTGCTCATCAGTTCGCCCCTTTGCTTGCCTTTAGGTTAGCCGACACAATAACCGCCTTAACAGGGTCGGTAATTGCCACCTCAAAAACACGGTCACGAGCCATCCCCAACCGCCGCCAAATGGCTCGGTTTTGGTACTTGCCTTGCGCCCCGATTCCAACCCAGTACTCCTTAGACCAAGTTGAGCCACCATCGTTTGACCACCGCAACATGGCTTTTGGCTGGGTTGTGGTGATGTTTTGAGGAACACCGCTACCTTGGTTGCCAATCACAAACGATTGAGTCGGGGCAATTGTTAAGGTTGCCTCGGGGTAAATGATGTATTCCTCTGGGTTGTTGGAATAGTTAACCAAGTTAACCGACAAACCAGTTGTGCCAACACCCGGCTGGAATTGAATCTGCAACTCGTCAAAATACTGGCGCTGGAAGTCCGTCACCAAATGCGGCGCACGTCTTACCCTACGGATGGGGTTGCCATCATCCGTATAGTTGGTTTTATCCAATGCGTATAATTTGCCGTTTTGGTAGTCGCCGACCAGCACCATACCCTGAAATACACAGCAACAATTGCCACGATGCCGCCCGTAGGTCTGGTTTGACTCCCAATAAAGCCATTTGTGCCACATTTGGGTTGCTGTGTCATAGCACCATGTTAAGCCGTTGCTTCCAATGCTCGGGAATGTGACAACGTAAACCTCGTGGCCTTCTAGCTGGTAAGTCCACGCAATCGCATCATCAATCGTCTGGTTAACAAGGCTGTTCTCAACCGCATGGGTGGAAATGCGCTGGGGCACATATCCGTTCATTTGCATGATTTGGCCTTGCCCACGGTTGTTTCGGCTGACATAGGCAAAGGAATTGCCCAATCGAGACACCGAGAATTCAGCCACAATCCCGTGCTGGGTTGACGTGCCGGGAATACGCTGGAACGGGAAAGGAACCGAGCCAACGTCCGTCCAAACCTCAGAGGATTGCTCGCCAAGAAGGTAAACCTCCCGATGGTCAACAATCAGGGAAACAAGGTTATCCGGGCCACCGTCTTTGACCCCATAGCTCAAAGCAGGGCTGATGGGCGAATTTAGGTCAGAAGCGCCCCACCACTGAGAATCAGGACGGTTATAGACAAAGTAGTTGTCCATAATGTCCACCGATGTTGCGCCAGAAAAAGCCCCGTCACTGCTAGGCAAAACAGAGAAGTTAAGCGCCCACATGGTCACGCCCGTGCCAATCGTGTGGCTTGTGCTTAACTTGAATGTCGTGGAGGTAAGCTCCTCAACCACAATCGTGCCAAGCGTTACGCCAGCACCCTGAATGGTCTGCCCAACATAGATATTGCCAGTTACACCGCTGACCGTCAGGGTCGTGCCAGAAATTGTGCCAGTAAATGTGGCGCTAACAGCGGCAGTATTTAGGCTTTCTGTGGCTACGGTCTGACTGCGGTTCAGCGTCCATGTTGAGCCGCTACCAGCCGTGATGATGGTTTCGGACAAAACCCCGACCCCAAATAGCTGCTGGTCAACCGCAATCGTGCCGCTAGACACCGAATTTACGGTCAGGGTTGTGCCGCTAATCGAACCCGTCAAAACAGCCGTGGCTGGCGCTGAAATGCGCCACGTGTACCGATAAGCACCGTCTACGATGTAGACGTTTGTGCCGTTGTCAGTAATCCCCACAATCCCTGTGGAAGTGTTAAGCACCCCCACCACGGCAGGAACAAGCGTTGCCGACAAGACATAGACATACGGGCCGCAGACCGCAACCATTTGCTCGCCACCAGACACGGTTCTCACCCCACGCACCTCTTGGGTGTTGGGCAAAACAACCTTTGTGGTCAGTCCGGGGGTTGGATACAGGGCAACAACACCCCGAGTCCCCGGCTCTTTTAGGGGGTCAATTTCAGGGTAAAAGTTAATGCATTCCTGAGCATCCTGATAGATGCTAGGAGCCTCGTAACTTGGGCCGACAAATCCAAAATCAGGCATTGTCGCTCCTTAGTTAAAGAAACCGCCTGTAAGAATCCAGCCAGCGTCTTTGCTCTTGTTGGCAAGCAAAGCATCGGGATACCTTGCGGTTTGCAAGGGACTCATGTTTGTGCGCTTAATCGTTGACTTTGCTTGTGCAGCATAGGCGTTAATCATCGCAATTTGCGTTGGGTCATTTTTGCCATACATCGGCATCAGACGCTCTGCCAAGCACCACCGCATAGCCATCAGATAGCCTTGCGGCATCGAAATGGGCGTGTAGTAGCTCTCATACCGGCTGAAAATCGTGTTGGCAAAGATGTGCATTTCACCCTGAGAAGGGTTAGGCCACAAGAACAAGTTGCCAGAATCCTCGCCCGGATTGAAATACAGCGCTTTAGGCCACGGGCCACTCAGCGTTTTCAGACCAATAAGCTCGTAATCTTGTAGGGCAAGAATCGCCACTTGGTAGTCCAAACCACCATTAACAATCGGCACACCGTTGGAGTTCGTGTTAATCCGCACAAAAGCCGAGTCAATGCTCAAAGGCTTTTGGTAGTAAGCCGTGATGGTCGTGGAGGCAACCGTCTGGGACTTGTTAAGAATGTAAGTGCCCTGCTCGTTGACGTTGCCGCCAGCGCCTGTACCAAAAGCCACAATTTTTGTGCCTTCAGCGATGCCCGTACCACTCAAAGTTTGCCCTTGAGCCACAGCCCCTGACAAAATGCCCGATACGGTCAGCACATTGCCCGTAATTGAGCCTGTAAACTGAGCGCCAATGAAGTTCTGGGTGGATGGGTTAGGGCCAATCGTGTACTGAGTCTGACCCGGAACCACAGGGAAAATAATCTCTGTGACGTTAAAAACCATCATGTTCTCATTTGACCATTGGTCAATGAGGTCGTTGAACATATCAAAAGCATCTTGGGCGGCATCAGGAGAAGGCGTTTCCCCGGCTTCTAATGCGCCAATGTCTTTTAATGCTCGGCTAATGATGTTAAACGGGGTCGTTGCCATTTTGAGCTTCCCTTTGGAGTTGTGGAATTACCTGCCTGTCAATTTTTTGTAGCAGATTTACAACAACTTTATAGGGCAGCTCGCGTAAAGCGCCAGCCACTACTTGCAATTCTTCGACGGTTAGTTCCAGCTTTACTTCTTTCACACAGTCACCGTGAATGTTTTAGGCTTCCAAGGCGGGTGGATTTCTTTTGCGCCTTTTAGTGCCTCAATCTGTTCCCTAATGCGTGATTCTACGGCGTTTTGACCGTCTTTCATAGTTGCTTGGCGCACCCAGCCAACCACCATTTCCTCGGTAGTTTGAGCCAGCGGAACCGTCAATTCAGGGCTTTGGAAGTACCAGTAACCCTCAGAGGCAACCTCGCCCTCAGAGGCACGATAGCGAACATGAGTAATTAGCTCGCCATCGGCATGGATTTCAAGAATTTCCCACTTCACGGTGCGTCAGGCCAAGTTACATCCCAAGGGAAGCCAGCTTGTGCAGGAACATCCCGCAATGCTTGACGGTAAACCGCCCAAGGCTGGCTAACGGCATCGGCAATATCTTTGCCTTGTGACCAATCGCTGTCTTTAAGGCGCTGGTTACGAGTCTCTCGGACATTTTTGGCTTGCTCGGCATCTTTTTGTGCACGATATTCAGCCATTTGCTCAGCAGCAGTTTTTGCGGGTTGGTCGCCTTGCGCTGGTTGGTCTTGGAACACAGGGCCAATAGAATATTTGGTAAACCATTGACCGTTAATTTGTTCAACACCATTCCGATAGCTGAACTCATACGGAGGCTGAGTTGTAGCTTGTGGGCCTTCCAAAACCACATCAGCACCAAAATCACCAAGGATTTCGGCAGTCAGCGGCACGGGGAAAGATGTTTCAGGATGCATGGAGCGAAACTCGCCCTCAAACATCACTTGGCCTGTTTCACGAATTCTGATTTCCATGTTAACTCCTTGTTATGACTAGGCCACCGCCAAGAAAATATAGGAACCGCCGCTGGCGTTTGTGCCAGCATTAGAGCCAATCAAACGGAACCCTGTTGCTATGGTTTCCACATAGTTTGTTCCCGTCACCTCTGCCGCAGTGCTGTTAAGCAGGATGTACGGGTCGTTGCCTGAAGTCATGCCACGCGTCGTGTCGTACACATACCAATCGCCAGTCGTGTCCGTGCGTTTGATAAGTACAAAACGAACCCCGCTTGGGAATCCGCAATTAATTGTCTGATTTGCGCCAGTGCCGCTATATGAACCAACCTTGCTCACGCCGGGGCATGACGCAAACAAATATGCAACCATGTTGTAACCGCTAGCGTTTGTACCAGCGTCAGAACCAACGGTGAAAACAGATGCAGTTGGGTTTGTGTCATTCCAAAAACCTGTTGAAACCGCAACAGAATTAGTCAAATTCAAATAAAGCGCTTGTCCACTACCAAGGGAAGAATGATAAACACGCCAAGCATAAGTACCAAAATTTCTAATCTTAGCGATTATCATTTCTGGAACTGCGGTTAAATTATGATTAATGTTTTGAGGAGAACCTGTCCCCGGATAGCAAACAACATCGTGGAATCCCGGAGCTCGCTTAAACATATATGATTCACGGTTGGTGTCAGCCCCAAATGCGCTACCAAACCAACCAGTGTTATATGCAAATGTAGCGGCGGTTGAATAGTTGTATTCAGCATTAACCCTTGATGTTTGCAGAATCTGTCCAGTGCCCGTTAATCTAGCCGCTACATAAGGATAGGAAATGTATTGGTCAGAATATCCGGGACGATAAATATTAATTGCAGTATCAAACCCGGAAATCACCGTGTTTGACTTGTATTCAGGAACACCATTTGTTGAGAACGCTGGCTCAAATACGCTTGCGCCTGTCGTAGGCGTTTTCATCGGGCCACGGCGAATGGCGATGTAGATGAATCTATCTGAAGATGAACCCCATCCACCTAAATATGCAACGTTTAGCGAAAATCCAGTAGATGTTATGTTCACTGGATAAGAAACGTTACCAACAGTAGATTCATACGTGCCAGAATTTGCTTCTAGTTTTTGAGCAAGTCCATAAGAGCCAATTCCTCTCATAGTGTCAAACATCCACCAAGGACTTCCACTCGGGTCAGTAGCGTTTTTCATCAATATGAATTGAGGTTCATAGCCCAAAGTCACATTAATTGCAGATGTATTACTAGCCGCAGTTCCATAGCCGCAACTGATTACGTTATCTGTTCCTGTTGGACCAAAACCGCCAGCATCATGCGCGAAAATATATGCAACGTAAGTATAGCCAGAGCTATTTACACTATATCCACCACCAGCCACATAAAAATTAGTAGATGTTGGATTTGTTGGGAAATAAGGGAGTGCAGTTACGGGGGCTGTATCCTCTAATCTCAATGCGGAATTAGTAGGATTAGCCAAACTACGATGATAGACAATCCACCCTTGGTCGCCGCCACTTACTGTTTTAATTATGATGCACCCGGGAACTGACCCCAAACTATGAGGAATTGCTCTATTTGATACATCATCACCTGAATATGTAACTACGTCAAAAAATTTAGGCTGTTTTCTAAATGACCAAGCAACATAAGTTGAATTGTTTGTATTTGATGCTATTGAGCTGCCAACAGTAAACCCGTTGCTATTAAATGCAGTCAAGGAGTTAGCGTCTGTTGTTTGCGGGGCGGTTGAATCAGATTTCAAATACTTTGTCGCACCTCTGTTTGTATCAAACAATTTATTTGATGGAGATGCAGATGTAGACGACCTTTCTTTAATCCAAACCAACCCACCGTTAGTGGATAAATCAAGTCCATTATTTATTGTTTGCGATGCGCCTGTACCCGTGTACAGGTAAGTGCTGAACACCGATTCTATATAATTTGCCTCAGCAGATACATTATCTGTTTTTGATGCGGCGTTGAACATTACTTCTTCTCCTTGCAATTATCAAAGTGCCAACGCTTAGATGTATTTACAGAAATTGATTTTTCACAATGAGGACAAATTGTTTTCAATTTAGGTACACCTTTTCTTTGCATACTCATTTTTGCTTTTGATTCTTCAGATTGCTTGCGTCCCTTCATAGGACTGACTCGTCCAAACAATTTTTGAGAAACTTGTAATTTTGTTTTTTCTGACGGTTTGTAGTTTACAGTTTTTCGCGCTTCAGCAATAGCCGCCCGTCCTTCTGGCGACTTAGGTTTTCTCATTTTTTCTTTTGTTGCCTCGTCAAATTTTCTACCACGCATTAAAAACGACATTCGATTTTTATGTTGCTCTGTATGTTTATAACCAGAAGCTCCATCGCCACCTTCAGTCACATTTGTTAAATCAAACCCAATATCTCTTAATTCAGAAATAACAAGGCATTCAAAATCTAAAGCATCTTCATCTGTTACATCATCTTCAATTTTTTTTATCTTTATTTCAAAACCATCATTCAATATGCTACGAATCTTGTTAAGTTTTTTTGATTTGCGTTCAGGATAATACTTAGCTTCTTTCACATGATAATTGCAACGCTCATCCTTCCCTTTCCCAATATAGAAAGGTTTGTTATTTCGACCGTCAATTAACATATAAACATACGCCATCAGGATTCCTTACGGGGTGTAGTTTTGTGCAACAGTGATGCCGTACCAGTTCGTTCCATCGCTAAAGAACGAGTAAATGTCTTGCTTGCTTGCAGTGCTGGTGATGGTCGGTGCTGTGCCACCGGGCCATTTAACAGTTGACCATGTGACCGTGCGGCTACCAGTTCCATCTTGTTTGAGGAACAGAATAAAGCTCTTGCCAGCCGCCGCTGTCGGCATGGTAATCGTGGCATTGCCCGTCAAGGTGATGATTTGAACCGTGCCGTTTGTCAGCGCCAGCGTGATAGCCGTGCTTGAGTTTGCCGTGTAAGCAGTCTCGGTGTAGTTGGTAACAGTCGGGTTTGTGAAGGTTACGGTTGTACCGTTGTAGGTAAAGCCTGTAATGCCTCCAAAAGCCCCGTTGTTGTTGTACTGAAGCTGGGTGTTGGAGCCGCCCGGAGAAGTTGTTACAGAGCTAAATGACAGCGTTCCCGAGCCGTTTGTAACCAATGCTTGCCCGTTTGTGCCATCGGCGCTGGGCAAGGTGAATGTGACCGTGGAAGCGGTGTTAGGGCCAGCAAGGTTAACTGCTCCACCGAGGTTTGCTTGAAAAACTAGTTGTCCCATGTCGGTTCCTTACGGTGCGATTACAAGCTGGCTTGCTCTCAAAGCGCCTGTGCTTGGGTTGAATTGAAGTTTAGTGGAAGAAACATATTCTGTGGTCAGGTTGCCAGTTGTTTGGTTGGCAAACAGAATATATCGGGTTCCGTTGGTCGTTGTGTCATCAGTCACCGTTGCATAAGCCGTTGGCGTTGACCATGTTGGCAAGCCAGAGCCGTTGATTGACAGGACTTGACCGCTTGTACCCGCCGCAAGCATTGCAGTCGTGCCCGATGCGGTTTGGTAAGGCACAGACCCAGCAGCGCCGCCAGCAAGGTTTGTGGCTGTTCCAACCGAAACCGAGCTAGGAGCAACGTTCGCCCAATATCCAGCCGTGCTGTTGTATTGGATGAGGTCGTTGTTAACCAAAGAGCCAAATTGCACGTTTGAGTCCGTGCCACCAAGCACAGAACCAGCATTAACACGAACCAGGATAACGCCACCGCCACTGCTGTTGCCGTTAATCACAGCCGCAACCTGAACCTTGACGTTTGGTGCGCTTGGCTTAGTAGCTGTGTAGCCACCAGTAACCGCAGGGTTGTACCAAAGAACCTCACCATCGCCAATCCCAGAGGTATTGACGTTACGCAAGGTTCCCTCGTACTGCACAAGTCCAAAGCCGTTTAAGGCAATGTTCTCTGCCGCAATACCCATGATGTAAGAGCCATCAGCAACCCCTGTGGCTGGCGCACCCGTGGCAACGCCAGAAGCGCCCACAGAGCCTGTAAACATCACCACTTGGCCTTTGGTAATTGCTGACGAGGCTTTGATGTAATAGTACTGGTCTTCCAACGCATGACCCGTCACGTTGGTAGTCATGCCCACATTTACAGTCGTGCCGCCATCCCACCAAATCTTGCCAACAGCAGGAGTTACTGTCGCTCCCGTGTTGAACTGCAAGTAATCAGCGCCAAGATTGGTCAGCCCCGTTGCCGTGCCGCCAGTAATCGCCACCGCACTAGCATTCTGGGTGGACATTGTGCCCAGCCCCGTAACTTGCGTATTGGCAATGCTGATGTTGGTGTTGGTGACGCTGGTAATCTGCCCTTGGGCGTTTACCGCAAAAACAGGCACAGCAGATGCCGAGCCATAGGTGGATGCGCTTACGCCTGTGTTTGCAAGACTAATCGTGGTGGCGGCAGACCCGTCATAGCTACCAGTATTTAGTCCCGTCCCGAACGTAAGAGTCTGAGGATTTGCCGCAGTGATTGTCGCAGAACCACCCAAAGTAACAGAAGTTCCATTGAGCGTAAAACTACTATTTTGAAGCTGGGCATTGGTGACAGTCCCCGATGTGATTTGATTTGCGTTAATCGAAATCGAGGTGTTTGTCACCGAGGTCAGTTGGCCTTGAGCGTTAACTGCAAAAACAGGGACGCTAGACCCAGAGCCGTATGTTGCCGCCGCAACACCTGTGTTGGTGATGCTGAACTGATAGCCCGAGAGCGTCAGCCCCGTGCCGGCAGTGTAAGTAGCCGCTACCGAAAAGTTAGACCATGTAACAGCAGTAGTTCCGAGTGTTCCACCGGGTTGAGCAGGGCAATACCAAGCAGAACCGCCGAGAGTGCTACCAGACTCAACAAAACAAATTGCGGAAACCAACTCATCCCAAGTGCTGCAATCTTCCGAACGAGTCCAAGCTCCTGATGCGACAACATAAATCCCGTTTTCTGCTTGCGCTGTTTGGTTTTTAACCAGAATCCGCATTCCTGCGGTCAGCGCAGAACCCCAATCACCGCCGCCTTGAGTTGATAGACCAGAAAGCGTGATATTTCCTGTTGTCCCATAATTTACGGGCGGCTTCCAAGAAATACCAGCGACATATCCGTCAACATACTGCTTGTTTGCCACATCCAAAGCGGTGGCTGGCGCAGTATTGACTTGGGCAGTCGTGAAAATAGCCGATGACGGGGTTGTTGCACCAATCGTCGTGCTGTCAATCGTGCTATTAGTGATGTGCAGACCAGACTGTTGCGGGTCAACCGAGGCGTAAAAAGGCTGACCCTGACCAATGAAGGTCTGAAATTCGCCATCAGTTGAGAAATACGCCTGAACTGGCAGCAGATTTTGAACTGAGGAATCAGCCGGGTTAGACATTACAGCCCCACAGGAGTCACATAAACGATGGACGGGCCAGCCGCAGAACCAATCATTCGCACATAGCAAGGAGTGGTCGGGACTTCAAAAATGATGGCGTTGTTCATGCTCGGCGGCAGAACAAAATCGCCAGTTGTGGAGCCGCTTACGGGCAAAACAGGAGCGCTCAACCCTGTCGGGCCAAACTTAACAGCAACGGAGGTTGCGCCAGTGTTAATCAGCGAAACAAACGTGTTTTGGTCGTTTGTGCTTGAGGTAATTAGCACTTCAGAGGTGGCGCTTGCCCCCACCGAAACAGCCGTTGTTTTGCCAATAGAGCGAATGGTGGAGGAGATAGCCATAGACCTTCCTTTTGAAAGATATTTAATTCTAGCCCATTAGCGGCTTTTTAACCACTTTCCAATGTGCCCTTCAAAAATCTTTAGCCCAGTATGCCCCATCGCCATTTCTGGGTCAATCCATACCTTGCCGCCGATTTTGCGCCAGCGAATGCAAAAACTGAAGTCCTCGCCCCACTTGTAACCATCCTCAAAAATATGGTCAAAAAGCGGGTAAAACTGCTTGTCACGCTCTGCCGTGTAATAGTGCTTGTCTGGGTAAGCCTCAATCATCTTACCAATGCACTCTCGGCTTAACTTCATAAACCCTGTTGGAATTGACTTAACTTCCAAAAGCCCTGTTTCGGGGTCTGCCCACAATTCTGGCTTGTCAAGATAATGAATAGGGTACTGAATCGGGTCACGGCGCATCGGATACACCCCGCCGACCACATCAGCCTTGGCATCAATCAGACGCAAAAGAGCGCCCTTTTCCCAGCTAACGTCATTGTCAACAAATACCAAGCAATCGCAGTCTGACTCCCAAAAGCGGGTGGCAATCACCCCTCTTGAATCTGCAATTAAGGCGTTTCCAATATCGTCAACCAGTGTAAATCTGTCGCCCCTTTGAACCAAATCAATCAAATCGGTAAAGAGGGAGCGCATCGTTGATACGTGTACCACGCCCGTATAGGCGGGAATCGCAATCATTACGTGCATTGTGTCTCCAAAGAAAAAGCCACCCCACAGTTAAGCAGGGTGGCTCGGTCAGTCAAGATTAGGCTGTGATGCCAACATTCTTGAGCGCTGTGATAATGGCATTGGTAGCTGCCACAAACTCAGCGGTAGTCGGTGCTGCGGTCAGCGCAGTAATAGCGCCAGCTTGAGCAACGGGGGTTTCGCCATAAAAGCCAACCAAGCCGCCAGCCACACCAACAGCAACGCCATCAGCGGCGTTACCGTTAAGCAGGTAGACGGGGGTTACGGTTGATGCGGGGCCGGGATTAGACATAATCTGTTTCCTTTCCTAGTGAAGTTGATTAGGAAGCCACACGGCAAGCGAGTTCGGGATACAAGGGCGCCCAGCCGTACAGCACATCAATACGAGTCGGGATAGAGTCGTTGTTGATGGTGTATTGACGGACAACACGCATGGACAGACCGATTTCCTTGTCGGAAGCACGACCAGCAAAGTGAACACCCTCGGGCAACTCAAGGTCAGCCATCGCAAGCGTGAAGGCGTTGCGGTGCATGATGATATTTTGCGGAGAGACTGTGCCAGAAGTGTTGTAGAACGTGATAGCAGCCGTTGCGCTGGCGCTCGGGATGCTGACGTTCTGGAACTGACCACCACTGATGATGGCGGGGCTGACAACCACGGTGGAACCGCTAATCGACTTGATGACGAAATTGCGGAGGCGGTTGGAGCCGTAGGCTTGACGGTTCTGGGGGTTCACAGCATACACGCCAGCAATGGTGAAAGTGTCGCCCACGTTGGGGGTCACAGTACCAGACTTGGTGATGGTGATAGTGCTAGTAGAAGCCCAGCCAGAGGTCAGGATGCCAGCGTTGCTTGTGGTTGTGTCAGCGGTAGCAGTACCGTTGAACGAGCCAAAGGTCTGTGCGTTCACGTTCTGGTCAAGTTTCCAGTTCATGCCAGCAGAGTCACGACCCATCAAGCCCTTGCGGTATTGCTCGCCAATCGCCTCTTGCGGCACGAACAGACCCTTGAGGCTGTTAACAATGGTCGCAGAAGTGAAGGGTTCAACGATGCAAGAACGACGACCATCACGGGGAGCGCCTTCAGCATCCAGATAAGCGGCGGCGGTCAGGTATGTACCGAGGTCGCTAGAAGGAGTGCCGGGGGTTCCGACGATGTTGGCGGTGTTCAAACGGGCGGTGGTCAGACCGTCATAGTCAATCTTGTTTGCGATTGCGGCTACGGCAGGCTTCAACACACGGTCAGAGAACATATCCAGCGAAAGAGCCAAGTCCTGAGTGGTGAACTGGGTGTCAACGTGGAATTGGGTGGACAACGTGACGGGAGTGCTGGTTTCGTTGAAATCTTCAACATTCAGCGCAGGGCCAGTTGTACCGATGAAACGACCGGGGCGGCGAACGTTCACAGTTGCGCCAATCTTTGCGCCAACAACAGCGAACTGGTCGTCGTAGTTACGGTCAACTTCAGAGGTGAAGGTAAGTTCGTTTTCCAAGACCATCAACGCTTCGTTGGTAATCTTGCTAATGGTAAGTAGCGTGTTTGACATTTACGCTCTCCTTTTCAAGAAAAATTCGATGAACAAAAAAGGGTTGTCAGCGAACCTTACCCGCTTTACGTGCTGCTTTCCATTCGGCGTAACTTCCATACCATTGCCCATCGCTGGACATTTTGGTTTCAGCTACACCAGAAGCTGCACGGATAGGCGTGACAGGCGCTGGCGCTTTACTTTTTGCCACAGGTTTTTCTTCGGCTTTCGCCTCAAATCGCGCCTCTAGCTTACCGATTTCCTTCAAGGCCGCACGAGTTGGCATAGCCGCAACTTTTTTGGCGAATTCGCTGTTCTCTGCGAGGTGATATAGGATTTTTGGCCCTACATCGCTCTCTAGGATGGCATCACGAATATCGTTAGACACAACCACATCAGAAGATGCAACCATGTCATCAAAGTCGGGCAATTCAGCTTTGACTTGCTCCACCTTCTGCGTCCAAGTCTCAATGACTTTTTGGCGTTCGGCTTCAACTTTAGCCTCGGCTTCCTGCCGTTTCATTTCCTCAATCCGCTTGTCAGCCGTGTACTCTGCTAGAGCCTTGGCATATTCAAACGCATCTTGGAACTGACTCGGTTGGGGTTCTTGGTCAACCACGGGCTGTTTTGGAGCCTGTTGACGTTCAAGCGCCGCCAATCTTTCCTCTAGCTCAACCCTACGCTGGCGTTCAGCCTCTGCCTCACGGCGAGCTTCTTCACGCTGCTTAGTAATCTCGCTAAAGCGCCTTTCCAGTTTCGGATTCGCCTTTTTAGGCTCGTCCTGTGACTTGGCTTCCTCTTTCGCTTCAGGCTCACTCCCGTCTACTTCTTCCGTTCCCGGCTCCTGTTGTTGCGTTTCTGCAACATCGGCCTCGGGTGTTGGTTCCGCAGGGGCTAAACCCAACTTTTGTGCATAGAACTCAGCCGCATTTTCGCTAGTTACAACGTTACTAGCTTGGTTTTCGGACATACGTATCCCTACGATTTAAGCCCAGTGAACCTCACTGGTAAGGTTTGTGGCTAATTTACCACGGTTTTATTGTCCCATCAATGGATTTTGTTGGTTGTCAACATCCTGCGCCGCAAACTGCATGGCGGCTCGTTGCTCGGCATTTCGACGCTCAATCTCCTGATTCAGCCTTGCGGTGTCCATGTTGTGCAAAAGCAACTGGACAATCGCCTCAATTTCCATCTTGTTCTGCGAGGTAATCGAACGGGTGTTCTGGTCATTGACCCGCACTTCTGCCATCGTTTCGACGTTGAAAGCCTTGCCGGTTTGACGCAAAAGCTCACGCTTTGTTTCGGCTTCTTGCTTAACAGACTCAATGTCCATACGCTGTTTGCGCTCAACTTGGAATTGCTCCAGCGCCTGTTGCATTTGCTGGTTTTGGGCTTGGAGTTGCTTAATAGCCATCTGCGCTTGGGGCGGTATATCGGACTTCTCGTCCAACTGCGCCAGCGGGTTAAGCGTAGCCAAGCGGTCAGCAATAATGTCTGCGCCGGGGAAATCTTGATTGCGGAACCACAAATCGCCAATCTGTTGCATGAGCGCAGGGTCTGCCGCCAGAATCGGAGTCATCGCCTCGACTGCGGCTTGGCGGCGGCTGTTGTAGCCGGGGCCAGTGTCCATAACCACATCGTACAGACCCACAGCAAGGTTGTTCTTGACCACTTGGTTGACCGCATCATACTCGTTGACCGTTACCAAATCAGGCTTGCCATCGTCCCCAATAATCCGCAAAACACGCTCTGTGTCGTAAATGCGGGGAATCAGGTCAAGAATCACACGAGCAACTTGGCACTGGGATTTTGTCAGGTTGTCGTAGAAATCATAGTTGGACAGGTCAACCTGTTGCTGTTGCCCGTTCAGAGCCTTGCCAGAGATATTGCCCTGCTTTAGCTGTGCTGGGTCAAAAATGCCCATCAGGGTCTTAATATCGTCATCAATTGAGGCTGATGCCGCCATGATGCCAGCAGGAGGCGGCTCAGGCTGAAGTCGCTGGGGCGCTGGCGCTGGACGACCTTCAATGTCCGTCTGCTTGTAACGCAGAAGCGGGAAGCTCTTTGTATTGGCTTGTGCCCAATCGTTTTCGTGGCCTTCGTCCTGACCCTCTGCCATTATCCATTTGGCCTTGGGAGCTAGTGCAACCGACTCGGTGAGCGAGGTTTGCCAGAAGTTGTACATACGCTGGGCATCTTTGGCGTGACGCACCATGCCAAATTTCTTGCGCTTGTCCCCAACGATGCAATGCCGCCCGTAAACAGGAATGATGGGGATGTAGCGTCCGGGCCACTCGCCCTCCTCCAACACCTCAACAGCAGTCAGTTTGCACCATTTAATTGACTTCTTAACGCTCATGCGCTCGTCAATCGGGTACACCCCGCCAGCAACAAGCATCTGCTCAGATTTCTTGAAATCGCTCTCAAAGATGCTGCTTCCATCGCTCAGAAGCAAGAGCTTTTCTCTTGTCCGAACGGTGTAAAAGTACTCGGCTAGGCGAATATCCTCTTTGGTAATCCACTCAGACTGACTGTCGCCCGTACCACGCTGGCTAAAGCTCGTGTCTTCAGCGTCTGGGTACATCTTGTGGAAATCTTTTTTACTGAGCATTGTTGTAACAAGGCAACGCTCGGCATCAGAGCCATCAGGCAAGACGCTGTTAATGTCGTAATAAACTGTGAACGGGTTATCCACAGGGTCAATGTAGATTTCCTGCTCGAAACTGTCCTCACGCACGTAGTCTGTGCGGATGCGGATGTAACCCCAACCCATGCGAACAGCGTAATCTGCGGCTGTGTCATAGGCGTTGTCAGCGTTGGAATTGGCCTCAATGTGCCGAATCATGCCTTGGATAACCTCGGCAACCTTGGCATCGGATTGGCTGTTCATCCCGTGGACTTTGGGACGAGGGCGTTGCTGACGGATTTGGTTAACAACTTGGCGGCAATAGCCATCCAGCTTGTTAATTGTCAGAACGGGGCGGGATTCTAGGTTGCGGGAGTTTTGTAGCTCAACAGGCCACTGGTCGCCGTTGACAAACTTTAAATCTTCAAGCGCCTCTTGACGATTCATCGTATCCGCATCGTTAGCCATCTTCAGAAACTGCTTGGCTTCGTCGATTCTGGGGTCGTAATCGTCCTGATTGGTTTGTGTAGCCATGTTTAGCCCATCCAACTGTGTGCGCTCCCGTAGGAGTGCGGGATTTGTCGCTGACTCTTGCGCTGGCGAGGTTCGTTGACCATCAGCCCAATATATCTAAACGCATCTGCCCCGTGACTGTAATGGTCGTGAAGCGGTGTACGGCTAAATTGATTGGTTTCAGGGTCAACCTCGTAACGATAGTGTCTCAGGCATTGTAGCCCTTCGTGGCAATTTTCTCTATCAAAATAGCACGACCTAAACATCGTCCTTGCGGCGTTAATTGAGTCAGCCACAGGCACTCGCTCAAGCACCCGAGTCTTGTACCCAGCCGCCCTAACAATGTCCTCAATGCTCCTGCCTTGGCTTGCCAAAGTCTTGTTCTGGGCATCATGCGGCAACCAGAGCGTGTCGTACACATACCCAAATGTCTGCATTTTGGCTAGGATTTCGGTCATTGTGGTCTGGTTAACCTCGTAGTACCGAATCAATCGGGTTTCCATGCCGATGAACTGAACAAACCAAACTGCGGTCATGTCAGCCCAACCCAAGTCGAACACGGCATGGACGGGCTTAACAGGGTCAAATGGAACCCGTGTAATCCTGCCTTCAGCCTCTGCCATCTGCATTTCCCGAGCAAAGATAGCCCCATCAATGGTCAGGCGGCACATTCCCTCCCAGACCGTGTTGTAAGCCTGAATATCCCGGCTCTTTAGCGTGTCCTTTTCCTCCCGCAGGGTTTCAGGAAACCACGGGTTATCAGACCAGTTAATTTTCTGAACCACAGCGTTCTGCGGTGGGTTTGCCACAAATCGCTGGTAGGTTTCATCAGTCTCTAGCTCTGGGTTAAACGTGACCCAGATTTCGGACTTCTCTTTACGGATGGTTGGGATTAACACATTCCATGAGTGGCGGCTCACCGTTTGAGCCTCCTCTACCCAGCAAATATCCACGCCTTCATAGGACTTAACATTTGCAACGTTGTTTTTCAGCCCTACGAAATTGAATTCTGAGCCGTTTTTGCCCCGGATTTGGGCTTGCGTGACCTCAAAAAAGCTGTCTAAGCCCATAGCCGTGATTTGGTCACTCAGCAGCTTATGCACCGAATCTTTGATAGAGGTCTGAAACTCACGGGCGCAGAGGATACGCAAAGGCTTTTGGACGCACTTAATCAGGAGCGCCCTAGCAACCCCCCACGACTTAGCGCCACCACGCCCACCAAACAGGACACGGTAGCGAATCGACTCAGGGTTGAACAGGCATTCCAGTTTCGCAGGGAACTGGGCTTTGGCTATTGCGTTTTGAGCTTCACTCATTCGGCTTTACAAATGAGACTTGGATGCCCTGTAAAGGCTCACCATCTGCGCCCGTTAACTCTTGCTTAACGGTTTCAGACCAGCGCATTTGGCTTTTTGTCCACCAAATCAGGCTAGTTGTGTCTCCAGCAAGCGCCTTTGAATAGAGCGTTTTGGCAATCTGGCTGTTGGCCTTCGCCTTTCCCGCATCAAGTTCGTGGCGGTAATGCTTGCGTAGCGTCTTGTCATCTATCCCTACAAGAATAGCTATCTGCTCGTGCGGCAAGCCCAAACCGCTAGTCGATTCAACTAGGCGGCGCTGCTCATCGGTTGGCTGATGTTCGTGTGACATTTTATAAAGGGGAAGTGTTACATTAGTTTACTGCTTCTGGGTTTTGAGTCAACAACACAGCTTTTTTGCCTGTGAAGTCTTCCCATCGCTTAACAATAACATCGCAATATTTCGGGTCTAGTTCCATTAATCTTGCTACCCGGTTGTTTTTTTCAGCCGCAATTAAGGTAGTTCCACTTCCACCAAATGAATCCAACACAATATCACCGCCTTTTGTGTTATTAAGCATTTGATACTCAAATAAAGCAACAGGCTTCATAGTAGGATGTTCACCGTTTCTTGATGGTTTTTCAAACTCAAGAATTGTTGTTTGTTTGCGGTCTGCCGCCCAAAGATGCCCAGCGCCATCTTTCCATCCATAAAGACATGGTTCATGCTTCCAATGGTAATCTTGTCTTCCCATCACCATTGTTGATTTTTTCCATATTAAACATTGCCGTACTTTCCATCCAGCATCTTGGGCTGCGCCTCTAAAGTTATATCCTTCTAAATCGGCATGCCAAATATAAAAAACTGCTCCCGGCTTCATAACAAGGTCAGCGGTTACATAAGCATTTCGCAAAAATTGACGAAAATCATCGTCAGCCATCTCGTCATTTTTAATTTTTAATGCATCTTTTGTTTTACCTTCATACGCAACATTGTATGGCGGGTCTGTTAACCACATATCCACAAGTTGTCCGTCACATAATTTTTCCATGTCTGTAACGCTACATGAATCGCCGCACATCAGCCTATGTTTGCCTAATTGATATATATCACCCTGTTTTGTTTTAGGCTCAATAGGAATTGGTGGCGCATTATCCTCATCTGTTAAGCCTTCAATCTGTTCAGGCTCAAGCAACGCATCTAGCTCTTTTGCGTCAAAACCAAGCACATCAAGGTCAAACCCAAGCTCTTGCAGATTTTTAAGCTCTATTTTTAAAACATCATTGTCCCAACCAGCATTCAGCGCCAGCTTGTTGTCGGCTATGACATATGCCTTTTTTTGCGCCTCTGTCAGGTCTTTAAGCTCAATCGTAGGCACTTCGGCATGACCGAGCTTTCTAGCCGCCATAAGCCTTCCATGCCCAGCAATGATGCCGTTCTCGCCATCAACCAGTATCGGATTAGTCCAGCCAAATTCCTTAATGCTTGCCGCAATCTGAGCAACCTGCTCATCGCTATGAGTGCGGCTGTTGTTTACATAAGGAACAAGCTCTGCAACTTTCTTTACGGTAATTTTCATTTCTTTTTCGCAGTTTTGCTCTCTGATTTCCCGCCTTTTTTGCCAATAGCCTCACGCTGGACAGCATACCCAATCGCCACGGCTTGTTTAGGAGGCTTTCCAGCTTCGATTTCTTTCTTGATGTTCTTCTGGCGGGTATTGTCGGATGTACCTTTAATTAACGGCATTTGTTAACTCCTTGAGTTTGGCCTCGTAGCCCCTGATGATTTGTCTGTAAACCTGAATCTTCATCCAAGCGCCTTTTTGGGTTTTCATCCACTCAAGTTGCTTTTTGGCTTGGATGTAGCCCCAGATTAACTTGTCTGGCTCCATGTCAGCACTTCCAGCGCTTCAAGGATGCCGCTTTTCTGGTCGGCTCGCCCTTTTCGTCCTTCATTGT